TGGCCTTGTAGAGCCGACAATGGCCGAGCCGTACGCGGGGGCCGCCGGCGCGTCGCTTGAACTCCTGTTTAGTGAACGGGTACGGTCGATTTGCATCAACGACCTCGACTACCGGATCTATTCGTTCTGGTGGTCATGCCTGAATCACACGGCGGAATTCCTCGACCGCATTGATAGCGCGAAGCTGTCGATGCGAGAGTGGCGACGACAACGCGAGATCTACCGGAATGCCCGGCGGCACAAACGACTGGACGTGGGCTTTGCGACGTTCTATCTCAACAGAACGAATCGTTCCGGTATTTTGGTGAACGGGGGACCGATCGGCGGCGTGAAACAGACAGGCAAATGGGGTCTTGATGCTCGTTTCACGAAGCCAGCGCTTATCGATCGTGTCGCGCGGATTGCCGCGTACAAAGAACGAATCGCCATCTCCAACATGGACGCGGTCACGTTCGTAGAGGGTCTTGTCAAGCAATACGTAAACAAACCACTATTCATCTACCTCGATCCACCATATTACGAAAAGGGGGCGGGTCTATACCTTTCCACCTACGGCCACGAGGATCACGTTGGTGTCGGGAAGGCACTGCTTGCAACGAAGCATCCGCACTGGGCAATGACGTACGATGACGTTCCCGCGATTCGAAAGATATATGCGGAATGTCATCTGCGTGGGTTCCAGCTTCGTTACACAGCGCATCGTCGCCGCAATGGCGATGAAGTGTTCATCGCACCAAAAGAACTGGTACTCCCGCGCGGAATATTAACAGCGGTGTAGCTTGTCCTGCAAAGCCCTTGAACGCGCCAGCGTTGGTCTTGCCTGTGCAAGTAAAGATCGCGCCCTTGTACGCCCCGGTCACCTGCGCATCGGTGCGGTAGTGCGTCTCGGAGAACTGGTAGACCGGCACGGTGATGTCCACGCCCTCGACGCCGTCGGCGCTGACGCCGATCGCCCCTTTGAAGTCTGGCGCGGCCCCCACGCCCGGTGCGGGATAGCGATGCACCGTGGCCCGCGACTGCGTGATGTGCTGAGTGCCCCCGCCGGTGTCGAACGAGTACACCGCCTCGCCCCCGGGCGTGACGCCTCCTCCGGAGCTCTGTCCGTAGCGGACCGTTCCATCCCACAACTCCGGGCCGATGGGCTCAATTGAAATACTCTGTCGGGGCAGCCCCGCGAACGTCTCATCTGACCCATCCTCCAGCGCATCCCGCGCGGTGATGGCGTCATCGGTGCCGAGAACGATGAACGCCAGCTCCGCCGAGGGATTCTGCCCCTTGGTGAGCCGCCGCGAATCGAACTTCTCACGCACCTCGATCGGCATCCATCACTCCACTCAGGTGAACGCAAGCCCACCCGTGCCCACCGCGTCCACAAGACGCTTGGTGTTCTTTGCCGTCTGTTCCGTCGCCCGCGCCGTCCTTTCCGCTGCGTCGCCCCCGCCCAGGCCCGCCACGCCCGCCGCATTGAACGTGCCGCGCACGCTGATCCCCTTGGCGAGCAGGTCGCCCAGCCCATCGATCTGGTCGTCGAAGCGGGAGAGCAGGTCTTCGGGCAGCCGCGAGGGTCCGCCCTCCGCTTCCGCCGCCTCGCGTTTGGCGCGGGCCTCGGCGAGCGCCTGTTCCAGCCGGCGCTTCGCCTCGTCGAGCGCAGCCTGCGACTCCGCGACGCCCGCTTCGGTGTTGGCCCTGAGCGCCGCCTGAGCGTCCTCGAAGCTCTGGCCGATCTCCGCGAGCGTCGCTTCGTGAATCGCGGCCGCCTGATCGCGCTCGCTGACACGGCGGCTCTCGCGCTCGGCGATGTCGCGCTGCGACCCCTGATCGATCTCCGCGAACCGCGCTTCAAGCTGCTGGTCAACCGCCTGCTTGGCGGCCTCAACGTCCAGCCCGGAGTCGAACACCCCCTGAATCTCCAGCATGCGCTTGGCGACCCATGATGAGGCCGACTCCCAGACCTTCTGGAAGCCGCTGGTGAACCGCGTCCAGGTCTTGCTGAGGAAAGAGGTTGTCTCAATCCATGAGACTTCGAGGGCGTGAAACACGATCTCCGCGGCCGCGAGCGCCCCGTACCACATGGAGTACGCCGTCGAAACGAAGAACTCCTTGGCCCCGAGCCACGCCTTGTTGAGCGCTGCAACGCCCTGCTGCCAGATGACTTTCAGACTGAGCCACAGAACTTGTGCCGCAAGGGCGATGTCACCTGCGGCGAGGGCGTCCGAAATGCCGCCCACGACCTTCCCCACCCAGTCCCGCAGGCGGGTGAACTGGGCCATGAGCCACGACAGCGCCTCGCCGCCCGCGCCGCTGGTGACCAGCAGCGCCCCGCCCAGCCCGACCACGGCTGCGACCGCCAGCCCGATGGGGGAGAGCAGCGCGCCGATTGCCGCGCCAATGAGGCCAAAGACCGTGCCGACGCCGGAGATGACCCCTGCGAGGAGGCCCAGCGCCGCACCGATGCCGGAGATGGTGACGCCTAGCACGATGAGCGCGATGCCCGTGGCCGCAACCGCCGCCGCCATCTTCAGCGCCCACACCACGACCTCGCGGTTCCGCTTGATCCAGTCCGTGGCCGTGACGATGACGCGGGTGATCTGCTCGGCAAGGTCTTTGAGCGTGGGCGCGAGCGCCGCGCCGATGGTGAACACGCCTTGCCTGACCACACGCCAGAGGCTGTCGAGCGCGTCGTTGAGTTCCGCGGCGTCATGAGCGGTTTCGGTGCTGATCGTGAGGCCGAGCCGTCGGGCCTGCTCCTGTAGCGCCTCGATCCCGGCCGCCCCATCGGAGAGAAGCGGGATCAGCTTCGTGCCCGAGCGCCCAAAGATCTGCATCGCCAGCGCGACCCGCAGCGCCGGGTCCTCGATCCGGGCGATGCCGTCGGCCATCCGCTTGAACTGCTCGTCCGGGGACAGGCCCGCCAGGTCCGCTGCGGAGAGACCGAGCTTCGCCAGTGCTTGCTGCGCGGCCTCGGACCCGTCCGCCGCCTCGACGATGGCGCGCTGCATGTGCTTGATGCCCGTCTCCAGCGTCTCCAAGTCGCTGCCCGCAATGTCGGCTGCAAAGCCCAGTTCGGAGAGGGCCTCCACGCTCACGCCGGTTCGCTGGCTCATCTCCTCGAGGTCGTCGCCGACCGTGGCGAACATCCGCGCGGCCCCGAACAGGGAAGTCACTGCCGCCAGGCCAATCCCGGCCATGCGGACGCCGACCGCTCGGAGCCCAGCGCCGAAGGCTTCGAGCTGCTTCTGGGCGCGGCGAAGCCCGGCGCTGAGCTTGTCGCTCACGCCAAGTTCGACGAACGCCCGTCCAGCCCGGATGCCCTTCGTATCCGCCACGCACGTCTCCTCTTAGCCGCCCTTCCGAATCGAGTTCCGCCACAACAGCGGCAATTTCGGCCGCTCCCTCTCCAGCGCCGGGGCCATGAACGGCCGCGCAGCGATATTGACCTTCCGCGATGTCAGCCTTCCCCCGCGCCGAGATAGCACAACCGTCTCTCCGCCGTACTCCAGCACGTTGGGGGCGACGCTCTTCTTGAATCCCACAGGGCCGACGACCACGGAGTCTGCGGCCTGGTCGTACCCGAACAGGATCAACCGCCGCAGGCTGCCCTCGTGCGAGTGCGGGGGCTTGCCCGGAGGCGCGGACTTCTTGCGCTTGCGGATGCTCGTGCGGGCGGCGGTGCGGATGAAGGCGCCGGCCTTGCTGAGCACCTTGCGCTTGGCCCCATCGACGGCACGAATCACCGTGGCACGGTCGAAGAACATGTCCTTGATCCGCATGGTGATCATCCCCTGGCTTCCTTCACAACTGGCGGCACGCGCCGATCGATGAACACGTCCTTGAGAACCGACACGTCAACCTTGACGGGCCGGGATTGCTTGGCAAAGGGGTCAAAGTCGCTGGGCTTCATCTGCCGGGACCGCTTGGGATCACGGTGGATGTTGGCCAGAACGGACAGGACCGTCGCGGCGATTGACCAGTCGTGGCGCTGCCTGCCATCGAGCATGGCCACCAGCTCGCGGAGCGTCAGGGGTCCCGGGTCGATGCCGAGGGCTCCGGCGCACTGATAGATGAGGCGCCAGCAGTCTCCAGCAACCGGTCCGCGAGCCGATCCAGTTCCCCGCTGTCCAACTTCTTCTCCACCAGGTCGCGGGCACGCTCCATCACCTTCTTTGTGGCCTGGAGCACCCGCCCGAGGTTGGCCCGGTCCCTCGGGCTCGGGCAGAAACCCACGAGCCCCTCCAGCACCGCCGTCGTCGCGGCCTCGATGGCGTCGCCCGCCATCGCCTTTCCGAAGTCCTCGTCCGAGACGCTGCGCGTGTCGGCCTCGGGCTTGCAGATGGCATAGACCACGTCGCATAGGAGCACGGGGTCGCGGATCAACTTCTCGATCAGCGTCCCCTCGATCACCTGCATCAGGTCCGTGCCGGTGAGCCCGCGGACGCGCTTGAGCGCGGCGACGTTGATCTCCACCGACCACTGCCTGCCCGCGTTGTCCTTGAATGACTGCATCCGTGCCTCCTGTTCGACCACCCGCGATCCGCTTAGCCGCCGATCCACGACGGGGCCGTGACCGAGTAGGTGACCTTCGCCGTGATGGAGACCGTGATGGCCTCCTCCAGTGCCTCGTTCCGAGAGAAGTTGGTGATCGAGAAGTCTGCCTGGAGGCCCTGCCCGGCGGTCGCGTCGAGGATCTGGAAGCCGATGGGGTCGTTGCCGAAGAAGGCGTTCTTGATCGCGGTGAACCCCGCATCGGCCGTGTCCCAGACCATCTCGAACTCGACGCTGGCTTCCTTGAGCGTGGCGACGGTGGCCCGCCACCCCGCGTTGGCCCGCGTGGTCACATCGGCCTCGCCCGCTTCGAGGTTGAGCGTCACGTCTCGCGTGTTGCCCAGGGCCGTCCACGCGCCGCCGCCGGCCTGGCCGCCAACCTTGAAGAGCAACTTTGCTTCCATGCCGAGCTTGATCGCCATCACTGACTCCTTTCACTCGGCGCTGTGGCCGACTACAAACATGACCTCGCCCGCCTTGCTGCGAACCTGCAGGTCCGCCAGGTTCACCCGCTCGAAGTAGTACTGCACGCCGGCCGGGAGCAGGGCCTCGTTGCCCTTGCCGTCCGAGAGCGTCGCGGCCTGAGAGTTCGTGTTCGCCGCCGTCAGCGTGAACGTGGCCACGAGCTTGGATGTCGACAGCGCTTTGTCGGCGATGTCCAGATCGATCTTCAAGATGACAACGTTCCGCACGGCTTACCTCCGGACTCGGTACGTGACGCTCAAGACGCTGGTAAACACACGGTGCTGCTCGAGCGACTCAGTTGAGACCACTGGCTCGTGCGCGATGCCGACCCACGCCGCGTCCGGCGCATCGGGCAAACGTTGGAGACGGACGTGATCGGCGATCTCCTCGACGAGATCCAGGAGCCCATCGATCTCGGCAACGTCGCCTTCGGCGGGGAGTTTCTTCTGCACGCCGACATCAAGCACACACTCGAACGTGCTGCTGTCACGGCTGGCGGCTGTGATTCCCGTAGTCCGGGGGACCACGGACACGCGGAGCTCTTTGAGTTCCTCCAGCGTGAACGCGGGCTGGAACAGCCGCTGGGCGCTCACCGGCTGGCTGAAGGTGCCAGCATTGACGTGCGCTGCCAGGGCGTCGGCGATGGAGACGATGGTGCTCAGGGAACACCACCCTTCGTCGAGGAAAGACCGGCCACCTTGCCCTCGAGGTAGGAGACGCGGCGCTCCATCGCCTGGTACTCGCCGCGGATGGACCGGGCCTCCCCGATGAACTCATCCATCCGCTTTTCCAGTTGCTGGAGCTTGGTGGTCACCACGCCCCACTGGACGGTCATCGCGCCCGTGGCGAGGATGATGGTGACGAGCACGCCAGCCCAGCGGGCCCGTGTCCCGTTAACACCGTTTGTTCCATTGGTTCCGTTGCCTTCTGACATCACGACTCCGTGCCGATGTACTTGGTGTGAATCCGCAGAGTCCTTCGGTACGGGTCGCTGTACCGGAATGGCGGCTGCCCACCCGGCGCATTGACCTCGTACACGAACACGCTTCCCGCAATCGTCCCGACCGTCTCACGCACCTGGTCCCCGGCCCGCGGGAGGATCAGGCCAGCGCCCAGATCCAGATCCGCCGTCCGCACGAGGAAGTCTCGCGACTCCACCCGGTGGATCAGACCCGAGTCATCCGCCTGCTCGAAGTCGGTCTTGCCGATGGTGGCTTGGACTTCTTTCTCGTCCGTGCCCCGCCGATAGACCACGCTGCGCGTCATGTGCTGGTGACGCTGCGATTCGAGGAACGCCGCGCCGCGATCGAGCATGTCGCCCACGGCGAACTCCTTATTGCTGCAGGCGGACACGGACGATGGTGTCGGCATCGACGGTGGTCCTCACCGCCTTGCCGATCAGCTTGTTCGCGCCGGCGGCCGCGTTCTTGGTGGCGTTCTGGGCGGCCGCGTCCCAGTACGTGAGCGTGCCCGCGGGGATAGCGCTGCTCGCGCCCGTAGCCTTGTTGAAGTCGAACACACCCGTGACGGCGATCGAGCCCAACTGGCCCGCCTTGATCGGTGCCTGCGTGACACCGACGAGGTCGCCCTGAACGACCACCGCGCCAACGAGCACGTCGGCACCTTGGGGGGGCGGGGTGTAGTCGATCGAGCCGCCTTCCTGAACGAACTTTGCTGGTCCTGAAGCCATGCTTTGATCTCCTTTACTTGCTGATCACGGTTCACCTTCGGGGACGCCAACCTCAGCACCGC